CCGTCCTGAACGGCGGCGACATGACTTTTGAGGAAGCGGTGGAGTATTTCCGCCGGCGCATCCCCGTAACAGCGAAGGTGTTCTACTCCATCGCCTATGACTACCGCGTCCTGGCCTTCACCGTGAGCGGCTACTCCAAGCTGCAGATCCTCCGCAGGTTCTACGAGGAGCTGCTGGCGGCTCTGGAGCAGGGAAACACCCTGGCGGAGTTCCGCTCCAACATGAACGGCTTCCTGGAGCGGGAGGGCTACGAGGGCGTCACCCCGTATCAGGCGGAGAACATCTTCCGCACCAATATCCAGACGGCCTACAATGTGGGCCACTACAAGCAAATGACGGACCCGGAGGTCATGAAGCTGCGCCCATACTGGCAGTATGACGCGGTCAACGACTCCCGGACGCGCCCCTCTCACCTCGCCATGGATGGCAGGGTCTTCCCGGCGGATTCCCCGGTCTGGGATACATGGTTCCCGCCCAACGGCTTCAAGTGCCGCTGTACGGTGCGGAGCCTGAGCCGGCGGCAGGTGGAGCGGCTGGGCCTTCGCGTGGAGACCAGGGCTCCCTCCGCCAGTATGCTGAAAGACGGGCGCTTTGTAAACATCATGCCGGACCCCCAGTTTGCCAGCAACCCGGCAAAGACCCCGTGGAGGCCGGACCTGAAGGGGTATCCCGAGCCCCTGGCGAAGGCATTCCGGGAGCGGGAAAAAAGCGGACCTGGGGAAAAGGCGTAAAAAGGCCGCTGACGCCCCTCCGGCGGAGGGGGGAGGGTCATTTCACGGGGGCCCCCCGCAAAACGGCGTCTAACGCCGTGCGCACGGCGTTAACGGCGGTCTTGGGGCTCTGCCCCGGAAAGGAGACACGCAAAAAATGGAGATCATCACCCTGAAAGGGGGCGAGGTGGAGGTCCAGGGGGTCCCGGAGGTCATCCGGATCCTGCCCCTGGGACACGTCACCAGCCAGAAGGGCGAATTCGACGTGGATGAGGAGAGCCTGCGGCTCATGAAGGCGGAGATCGCCCGGCATGGCGTGGATGTGGTGGTGGACTACGAGCACCAGACGCTGGACGGCGTCCAGGCCCCGGCTGCCGGCTGGGTCAAAGACCTCTCCATCCAGGACGGCCATATCGTCGCAAAGGTGGAGTGGACGGACCGGGCGGCAGCGTACCTGAAGAACCGGGAGTACCGCTACCTCTCCCCGGTCATCACCGTCCGCAAGGCGGACAACAAGGCGACGGGCCTGCACTCGCTGGCCCTCACCAACACCCCCGCAATCGACCACATGGACCCCATTGTCAATTCCAGCACTTACAATAATCACGAAGGAGGACAAAACACTATGGATCCGAAAGAACTGGCAAAGCTGCTGGGCCTGCCCGAGGACGCCACGGAGGAACAGATCACTCAGGCGCTGACCGCCGCACTGGCGGAGCTGAAGAAGCTGAAGGAGGACGGCAAGGAACCGCCTCCCGGCAGCGAGGAGACCGTGGCGAACAAGGCCGTCTGTGAGCTGCTGGGCCTGAAGTCCGGCGCGGCCACCAGCGATGTCACCGCAAAGATCATGGAGCTGAAGGGCGGGATCGTCGACGGCGTGAACCTGCGGGAGAAGGTGGAGAAGCTGGAGAAGGCCGCCGCCCAGCGGGACGCGGACGAGGCGGTCACCCAGGCCCTGAAGGCGGGCAAGATCACCCCGGCGCAGAAGGAGTGGGCCACCAGCTACGCCCTGAGCAATCCCAGGGGCTTCTCGGATTTTGTGGAGAAGGCCCCGCAGGTGGTCCCTATGGACCAGATCATCCCGGATGGCCCGGATACGCCCGCGGGCGGCATCGACGAGGCGACCCGCCTCGTGTGCAAGCAGCTGGGCATCAACGAAGAAGACGTCAAGAAGTACGGCATGAAAGAGGAGGCGTAAGACCATGGCAGCACTCACAGCAGCGAGGGACACCACCGAGATCAGCAACGGGGCGCGTCACCTCATCCTCCCTGTCAAAGGGAGCACCACCATCTATCAGGGCGCACTCGTGGCCCTGGACGCCAGCGGCTACGCCGTCCCCGGCTCCAAGGCTGCCACACTCACCGCGGCCGGCCGGGCCGAGGAAACCGTGGCGAACACCGGAGCGGACGGCGCGGCCACGATCCGGGTCTCTCGGGGCGTGTTCGTTTTTGACAACGCCACGGACGCCGGGAAGCTCACCACCGCCCATGTCCTGAAGCCCTGCTACATCGCGGACGACCAGACCGTCACCGCCACCGCCACCGGCGCCAGCGTGGCCGGACTGGTGATCCGGGTGGACGACGCGGGCGTCGCCGTGGAGATCGGACGCGGCATTCAGGCCATCGCCGCCGAAGCCTAAAAAAGGAGGACAAAAACCATGATTGTGAATCCCCAGAACCTGCGGGGCATCTATGTGGGCTTCAACACCCTGTTCAACAGGGCGCTGACCACTGTAAATCCCCTGTACACCGAGGTGGCTACCGTTACCCCTTCCACCACGGACGCTGAGACCTATGCGTGGCTCGGCGACATCCCTGGCATGAGGGAGTGGATCGGCGACCGTGAGGTCCAGAACCTCAGCGCGTCGGACTATACCATCAAGAACAAGGATTTCGAGCTGACCATCGGCATCGACCGCAACGCCATTGAGGACGACAAGATCGGCCTGTTTAACCCCTCTATCGAGATGCTGGGCCAGTCCGCTGCCATGCACCCGGACAAGCTGGTCTTCAGCCTTCTGAAGAATGGCTTCAATGAGAAATGCTTCGACGGCAAGGCGTTTTTCTCCAGCGAGCACATGATCGGCAAGAGCAAGGTGTCCAACAAGGGCACGGCGAAGTTGAGCCTGGACGCCTATATCGCAGCCCGTTCCGGCATGATGAGCCTGACCAACAGCAAGGGTGAGGCCCTGAACCTCGTCCCCAACCTCCTGGTGGTGCCGCCCGCACTGGAGAAGGCTGCCATGGACATTACCGAGGCCGACTTCATCAACGGAACCAGAAACACCATGAGGGGCACCGCAAAGCCCCTGGTGGTTCCCCAGCTGGCCGGGAGCGATACCGCCTGGTTCCTGATGTGCACCACCATGCCGGTCAAGCCCCTGATCTACCAGCAGCGCAAGAAGGTCAAGTTCGTGAGCAAGACCAACGAGACCGACGACAATGTATTCATGAGCAAGACCTTCCTCTACGGCGCGGACTCCCGGGGGAATGCGGGCTTCGGCTTCTGGCAGATGGCCTACGGCAGCGACGGGACCGCCGGCGACTGACCGGCATGAGTTACTGCACCCGTGACGAGGTCCGGGCCATGCTGAAAGAGGATGCTGTGAGCCAAATCCTCACAGATACAGACTTCATTGAAGACCCGGAAGAGCGGGAGGCCGGGATCGGCCCGCTCATCGACGAGGCCATCGCGGACGCGGACGGGGAGATCGACGGCTACCTTGCCAAGAGGTACGCCGTCCCCCTCGCCCCGGTCCCGAAGGTCATCAACAAGTTTTCCAAGGACATCGCGCTCTATAACCTCATGTCCCGCGCCGGACTGGATGAAGAGGGACGGGAGGGCAACTATCTCACCCGCTACAACGCCGCCATCAAGTTCCTCACGCTGGTCGCGGAGGGCAAGGTCAGCCTCGGAACCGAGGCCAGCGATCCCCAGGCAGCGGCGGCCGCCGGCTTCTCCTTGCACTCCAACCGCCGGCTCTTCAACCGGGATACGATGAAGGGGATGTGACCCATGGTAAATATCCGGCTGGAGGGCGATACCCGGGCGGCCCTGAACAAGATCCGGGGCCTCGCGGAGATGGACCGGAAGAGCCTCAACGCAGCCCTGGGCCAGAGCGTGCGCGCGTCCACTCTGGAGCGTTTCCGGACAGGCAAGGGGCCGGACGGCAGACGCTGGCCCACATCCAAGCGGGCCCTTGCCGAAGGCGGCAGGACGCTGGTGGACTCCGGACAGCTGCGTAACAGCATCCAGGTCAGATCCGACGCCACCGGCTTTGCGGTAGGCACCAACGTCAAGAACGCCTCCACCCACCAGTACGGAGTCAAGAACCGGATCATCAAGGCCAAGAACAAGAAATACCTCCGCTTCAAAGTCGACGGCCGCTGGGTAACTCGTAAAAAGGTCAAGGTAACGATCCCCGCCCGGCCCTTCCTCGGCCTATCCGCGGAGGATCAAGAGGAGCTTCAGGAGACGGTGGAGGACTTCATCCGCCAGCAGGGGGAATAGCGTATGTTGTACACACAGGCGAAGGCATACCTTGTAGGAAAGCTCAAGGAGGCCGGACTCAAGACAAAGCCCTACACAACCATGAAGTCCCTCTCCCGGTCCATGGAAAGCCATGTGGGAGCAGTCCTGCCCGGTACGGAGATGATCGCGCGAAACGGCTCCAAAACCATCTATCAAGACCAAGAGGGAGCGCAGCACAAGCGGCGAAAGATCTTCGACCGGAACGTGACGTTCCAGGTGGTGCTGGGAGACTATACGGACGACAAGGTGGAGGCCATGCTGGAGAAATTCCTGGCCGCTCTGGATCATGGGATCGAGGTGGATGGAAACTTCGTCCCCCTGGCCGCAGAGAGCGTGGAGTGGTCCACCGAGGAAGACCATCCGCTGAAGGCGGAGGTCGCCGTGACGGTGAACATCACCTTCCGGGGCGGCTTCTACCGGGACATCGACCTCCACAGAGCCCGGGACTACCGGCTGGAGGACATTGGGAAGAACAATGGAAAGGAGCCTGCAAATGGCAATTAAGAACAACAGGCTCCAGGACGCCGCGCCCGACGCGGCGTCTCTGGAGGATATCGAGACGCTCCGGGCCCGCTATGGCGTGAGCCGCCCCGTATTTGTGGGCGTATGCTCCGCCAACGGCTGGCGCAGAGGGCGGCAGATGACCGCGGCGGATTTCCTGGCTGCGGTCGAGGCATATCAAAAGGCGCCCATGACCGGGGGCCGGAAGGAGGCGTGAGGGATGGCAGTGCTCAGAGATGTCAGAGAGACCGTCCTGGATGGGCAGCTCGGCTTCTCCGGAAAATCCGGCTCCGGGATCAGCGTCCGCATCGGCCCCTCCCCTATCGTCAGCGATAAGCTCATTATCATCACCGGCGACATGACCGCCGACACCATCAAGGAGCGCCTGGGGCGCTCCCCTCTGGCCGACTCCGTTATGGATTCTGTCCAGTTCGGCGCCGCACGGGTGTACTGCCTCCCTGTGGCCGCCTCTACGGCGGGCACCGTCGAGGAGGTAGAGAAAGAGGGCAAGGGCGGCGGCACACTCACGGCGTCCGGCAGCCCCTATAACGCCTTCGCGGTGGTGGTGAAGATCACCGCCCAGGGCACCCTCAACACCGCAGCCTTCGCCTATTCCATCGACGGCGGCAATAATTTCAGCGACGAGATCACCGTGCCCGTGGCGGGCAAGTATGAACTGCCCGGGACCGGACTCGCCATCACCTTCGCGGCGGCGTCGGAGGATGCGGAAAGCTCCTTCCAGGTGGGCGATACATGGAGCTTCAGCACCACGGCCCCCGCCATGACGAAGGGCGACGCCCTTGCGGCTGCCCGCAAAATCAAGGACTTCCCGGAGGAGTTCGAGTGGCTCCATGTGGTGGGCGGGAGCGATCTGGATCTGTGGGAGGCCATGGGCGAGGTCCGCAATGAGCTTGCCACGGAGTACCACAAGCCCCTCTTCATCCTCATGGAGGCCGCATACCCCACCGGGGACCTCACCGACTGGGCGCTGGACCTGGAGAAGGCCCGGGGCAAGGTCAAGAATACCGATATTCAGGTCTGCACCGCATGGGGGCGTCTGGTACGGCTGGATGGCAGCGTTCAGATCGTCAACCTCGCGGGCATCGTTTCCGGCCTGTACGCCAAGGCGGGCGTGGCGGAGAGCATCGGCAAGACCCGGCCTGAGGCCGGCTTCGGCATCTCGCCGGATACACTGGAGGAGCTGCTCCCCGCCGGTATGGACGACTCCATCATCAAGATGCTGGACGAGGCGGGCTTCCTTACCTTCCGGAGCTATGCAGGCCTGGAGGACTTCTTCGTCTATCACGCCAAGGTCCTCAGCCCGGAGAAGAGCGACTTCCAGTATGCGGAGGACATCCGGGTGAAGAACAAAGTCATCCGGGAAGTCCGGAAGGAGGCTCTGCTCCTGCTCAATGACGACATCGACATGACCGACTTTGACGGTGAGACACAGGCCCGGGCGAAGTTCCTGGCAGCGCCTCTGGACAGAATGGTCGCCGCGAAGGAGATCAGCAGGGCGGAGGTCACGATCCCCGAGGGGCAGGCGGAGTCCTTCCTGGAGACCGGACTCCTCCGCGTCCGCATCCTCTATCTGTCCCGAGGCTACATCCGGGAGATCGAGATCGAGGTCGGACGCACCAATGTCAGCGAATAAGTGGAAGGGAGGAAATGCGGCATGACAGTCAATGGCAAAGTCTACGACTGGGCCGATGTGGACTTCAAGGTCCCGGGCCTGGACATCGAGGTTCAGGAGATCAGCTACGATGATGAGCTGGATCAGGAAGCCGTCTACGGCAGGGGCAACAAGCCCCGGGGCTTCGGCACCGGCAACTATTCCAGCACGGGCAAGATCTCCCTGCTCCGCGACGACTACCACAAGCTGCTGGCCTACTGCAAGGCCAAGGGCGTCAGCTTTTTCAAGCTCCAGTTCCCGTCTATTGTCGTCAGCTACGGCATGGAGGGTGAGAAGACCGTGGTCGACGAGCTGAAGATGGTCCAGATCTCCAAACGGTCCAACAGCGTCACCCAGGGAGACAAGAGCGTCAAGGTGAGCCTGGATCTCGCCATCTACGGCGGCGTCGTTCAGGACGGCGTGGAGCCTATTTAAGGGACAAGTTATTTGAGAAATTCGGAGGGATTTTTCATGGAAGACATTAAGAAAACGGACGCGGCGGCCGCGCCCCGGAGTGAAAAGGACACACTCAAGGCCAAATACGGAAAGGTGTTCCGTGTCTCCTGCTCTGTCCGGGAGGACGAAGACAGCGACGCGCTGGAGTTCGGCTACTACTTCAAGCGGCCCAGCGTCCCCTCTTATGACCGCTACCTGAAGGGCGTGCAGCAGATCGGCATGACCAAGGCAAGCAAGACCTTCCTGCTGGACTGCGTGGTCGACGAGGACAGGGACCGCCTGACCTCTGAGATGGAGGAATATCCCGGCGTCGCCCTCTCCATCGCGGGCAAGCTCACGGAGATCCTGGGCCTGACCAACGCCGTAAATTTGAAAAAGCTCTAAGAGAGCGGGCCGAGGAGGTAAAAAGCAGTCTGGTCGATGCCGGGCTTTTGGAGATATACCGCTTTTTGCCTCCTCCTCTCTTAGAGGACTTTGACCCGGAGAAAGCGGAGATTGGGGAGTTTCTGGAGTACATCGCGAAGGCCCGTTATGTTCAGGAACTGGAAAAGAACATCATCGCCCGCGCGATCTCCGAGGTATTCGGCAGTGAATGACCGGGAGGCGAGGCAGACACGTGAAAGCAAATGAGCGGGGTACAGGGCCGCCCCATACCGCTCGCCAGAGCGGAGGTGTGCGCAGCCCATGAGCCTCGAAAGTGTATTCAGGTTGTCCCTCATCATGAATATGGTGGACAACATCACCGGCCCCATGGGCCGGATCAGCAGCAGCGTCAACGGCGGCGTATCCAGGCTGCAAAAGCTGGAAAGCGCGTTCGGGGGCATGGTCAAGACCGGCGCGGTCATGACGGAACTGGGCTCCTCCATCGCGGGGGCCGCGCTGGCTCCCGTGGAGGCCACCTTCGAGACACGCCGCGCCCTGGGTGAACTGGCATCCCTGGGCGTCAAGGATCTGGAGGCCGTGGAGGACGCGGCCCGCAGCTTCTCCGACCAGTGGGCCGGAACATCC